ATCGGGATCCGCGAGCGGCCGGAACACCTCGAAGCTGATCTGGGGCAGGCGGTTGCCGAAGGCGCTGAGGTTCAGTTCTTCGAACACGACATAGGCGGTGCCGCGGTAGGCCGGGGTGCTGGCTGCGCCCATCTTGGCGGCGATGAACGGGTCGGGGGTCTGCGCCTCGTCGCCGGGATACCAGCGCCAGGTGACGCCGGTCATGTCCATCGGTTTGCCGTCGGCCCAGACTCGGCCAATGCCGGTGATCTCGCCCTCGCACAGCGCCACGGCGAAGCTGGCAAAATAGAGGTATTCCGTGGTCGTGACCTTTGGCCCGCTGCCCTTGCCGCCGCCCTGGCGGGTGGTGTTGACCTCTTCGCGAAAGTCCGTTGCCCAGATGATGTTGCCGCCGATCCGCATGCGGCCGAAGAGGCGCGGGATCACCGCGCCTTCGGTCGAGGACGTGATGCGCAAGGAGTCCAGCCGCGCACCGTCGATCCGCTGCGCCGGGGCGAGGGACGACACAATCCAGTTGTCGACGACCGACCCGATAGTGGATCCGATGAAGCCACCGATTGCCGCACCAGAAAAGCCGAGGATGGCCCCGCCAAATGCGCCGCCAATCGCGGAGCCGACGGCGCCGAGAACCAAAGTTGCCATGTGCGGGGTCTCAAGGTTTGGGGAACAGGAAGGCGAAGGCGATCCGCCGCCGCCAAATCGGGGTGAGGACTTCTTCGACGACGCCCAGCCGTTCATAGGCATGGATGAAACGATCGGGACCGGTCAGGATCCCGACATGCTTTGCGATGGCACGTGGAGCCATTCGGAACATGATCAGTGTGCCTGCCCGGGCTTCAGTCGGCGTGATTTCCGGCATCATCTGGCGCGCACCCTCGGCCAGAACCTCGCGCGGCCCGGTTTCGCCCCAATCCCGGCTGTAAGGTGGAATGGGGAAAGGCTCGTCGCCGACAACCTCACGCCAGACGCCGCGCGCCAGACCAAGGCAATCACAACCAACCCCGCGCAGACTGGCTTGATCGTGGTAGGGCGTGCCGAGCCAGCTGCGGGCAGTGGCGATGACCAAGGCGGGATCAGCGATCATCACAGCACGTTCCCTTCGTGGCCGCCGTCCTGGCTGGCATAGCGCAGCACCGCATCCTGGCCGGGGATGTTGGGGAAGCCCCGGAAGTTGGCGACATTGGCGAACTTGGCGCTGCAGGTAGTGATGCGCTTGTCACAGCCCGCGCGAGCGATAAAGCTGTCGCCCTCGGCGATGGCGCGTACCGGGGCTTCCAAAAGGGTGAGGGTGGCGATGCTGCCAACCAGCCCATGCGCCAGCACCTCAGTAATCCGCTCCGCATTTGCGCCGCTGGTCCAAGTCAGGGTGCCGGAGGTAAACCAGCCCGCATCAAAGCCAGACAGCCCCGAGGCCATGAACGCCCTGTCGCGCAAGAGGTCGGTGACGACGCCCGTACCCTTGTAGATGGCGTTTTCCAGATCGATCCCGCAGCGGGCATCGCCCAAGCGAGCGTCGCACCCTGCCTGAAACGTCCGCCCCACGGTTTGGCCAAGCACATGCGCGAGGGACCGCACCTCGGCGACAAAGGCCATGCGGCCACGGCGGATTTGCCCGACTGCACCCCGGCGCAAGAGCACGCGCTGGCTGGTATCGGCCCAATTCACCCGCCACAGCTCCACCGCCGCATTGTCCCATCGCCCATCGAGGATGTCGGTTTCGGTGATGCGGTCGGAGGTCAGCACGCCGGTGGCATCTTGCGCATCGACGGCCAGATCGGAGCCAGCGCGGATTTCCGAGGCGGCAAACCCGCTTTCCGGCTCAAAATCCGTGCTGTCAAAGCTGAGGACGCGATCATGATCGGTGAAACCCAGCGCCATGCCGTCGGCGCGGCTGATCCGCCAGCACGAGGACAGGGTCGTGGTGCCGTCATCGAGATGGCTCTGCAGCCCGGGGGAGAGGTTTTTCATCTGCGGATCTCCAGAAGCGGTATGGCGGTGATTGATCCCAGCCGTTCAAAATCGAGAGTCACGTCGAGGGTGTCGCTGTCGAAGCGCACCGGCACATCGAATTCGAAGCCAGCGCGGACAATGACGCCACCTGCAGGGGCGGTGGTGAAAGTGAGGACGCCAGTCATCGTGTCCACGGTCCAGCCCGACACCTGCTCGACCATGCCCAGCGCGACGCGGACGGTCCCGGCGACGGGCTTGGCGATGGTTCTGACCCATGTCTGCGCGCCGGAGGTGTAGCGTTTCGCCAGCTGGAAGGTTTGCAGGCTACCAGTCCCGGTGCCGATCTGATGGTCCGTCGCGGTGATCGCCTGCGACGGCATGGAAGATTTGTAGTCGGCCCAATCCTTGTAGCGGAAGCCATGCAAGCGGCCGTTTCGTGCCTCGAAAAAGGAAACCACCGACGCCAGATCATCGGCGCGCCGGATGCCATAGGCCACGTCATAGCGACGGCGGCTGTTGGCCCAGCTGGCGTTGCGTTCCTCGTCGCCCGAGGCCAGCTCGACGATCTGAGTGCGCCGTTCAGGCCCACCGCGCGCCCCGCGGCTGATGTTGTCGGGGAACCTGATCTCGTGAAACGCCATCACATGCCCCTCCGGCCAAGGGACACGGCCCGGGCGATATCCGCCGCAACCTGTGTCCGGGACTGCCGGAAGCTTTCGGCGTCACGCGCCATGATGGTCACATTGACAGCAGGCGCAGAGGACTGTCCCTGGCCATAGCTAGCGGCCTCGCGGCGCGACAGAACCCGTTCTCCCCGCTGCAGGATCGCCGGAACCTCATCGGGTTTGATCCCGGCCCAGCCTCCGGAATGCATGCGCGGCGCACCGGCAAAGGCCTTGGCCGGGACCATGCGGCCCGGGCCCGGTGATCCGACCATGCCGCCTGCGTGGAGAATGTTGGCAAAGATGCCACCCGCACCGCCCAGCGCGCCCGACAGTGCATTAGCGATGGGGCCGAGAATGAAGCGCCGCGCGGCCAGCTTGGCCAGATCGGCGATCATCGAGGTGACGAGGTCGCGGAAATCCAGCTTGCCCGTTTTCACGAACTCACCGACGGCGTTTTCAGCCGATGTGAAGGCGCTGACCAGTGCGTTGCCGATGTCGCCGCCAATGTCGCGGGCCTTGGCAGCATAGTCAGCGAGCGCGGCGACAGCCGCTTCCCATCCCGTCTTGGCTACTTCGGCCCCAGCCGCAGCATCAGCACCAGCCCCACCGGCGGCGCGCCCGGCCTCGGTCATCGATTCGTCCAGCCGATCGGCGGCGTCTGCGGCTCCGTCCAGCGCCGCCTCGCCCTCGCTGCCCCCCCCGGCCACTGCATCTTTCAGCGCCTGCCAGCTTTGCACCGGCCGTGCGGCGGCATCGGCCAGCATGCCGGAAGCCTCGCGATACGCCTCTGCTCGGGCTATGGCTTCTTCGGCCATCCCGGTCAGCCCGAGATCGGGCGTCGTCACATAGGTTTGCGCCATGGCGGCTGAGAATGCTTCAGCGGCGGCGGTCCCGGCGGCGGCTGCTGATCCGGCGAACGGATTGTCGATCCGGCCGAGCGCAACCGGGTCCAGCGTGCCGATCCGCACCCCGCCTTCTCCCACCGCCCAATCGGGCAGCAGGTCCAAGGCGGCATTCAACCCATTGATGAAGTTGTTGATCCGGGTGACGACCCCGTTCAGCATGGCCTCGACACCGCCGATCAAGCCGTTGGCGGCCTGGAAGGCAAAGTCGCCGATGGCACCGGGCAGCTGGCCCCAGATCGCTTTCACCGCATCATAGGCACCCTTGAAGATCCCAGCAGCGGAGTTGCCGAAACTGGTCACGGCCTCCACCGAGGATTGCATCGCGCCGTAGATGGTGGCTTGCAGCCCGGCCCAGCTGGCCTCGATCTTCGACCAGGCAGAGGCCGCGCCAAGGCCGATGCGGTCCCAGACCTCGAGCGCCAGGTCCTTCAGAAGGCCAATCGCCGCCCCGAACCCGCCCGCGCCCGCGACGAGCCGAGTGAACTGAAACACCAACTCGCCCGCGCCGACGATCAACGCCCCAATGCCGGTGCGGATCAGCGCGCCGCGCAGGATGACGAGGCCAGTGGCAAGGCCACGAACGGACAAGGCTGCGGCGGCCAGCCCCGCCACCCAGCGCCCGGCCATCAGCGTGGCGAAAGTGGCCGCATAGGTGGTCAGGCGACCAATATTGTCGAAGAGGGCGTTGATCGCGATGCCAATCGGGCCAGTGCTGCGCGCCATATCGGCCAGCGTATTGGCGATGGTTTCCAGCGCCGGGCCGACGGCGGCCGTCAGCCGGTTGGTCAGGCCGAGCCAGATCAGGCTGAGCTTGGCGATGGCATCACCGTTGCGTTCGATCTGGGCGGCATCGGCTGCACTGACCGCCACGCCGAAATCCCGCACATCCTGCGCCGCCTCGCGCAGGGTGGCCGGATCGATGCGCAGAAACGCCAGTGCCGCCTTGTCGCCGAAGAGGTCGGACGCGACAGCCGCGCGTTCCGCTTCCGGTACAAACCGGTTCAAGGCTTCCTGGATGGCGACGATGCGCTGGTCCAGAGGCAGCGCCTGAAGGTCGGCTGCTGTCAGGTTCAGTCGCTGCAGGGCCCCGACCGCCGATCCGGATCCTGCTGCCGCTTCCGACAACCGGGTGGTCAGCTTCTTCGTGGCCTGTTCGATCTCGCCAATGGAAACCCCGGCAAGCTCGCCAGCCCATGT